GTCTTCATCTGCTGTTGCCACGTCCGTACGTTCGTATTATCCACGCCGCCGTAGTAGCCGGAATGGCATTTTGGATCGGATGACGGCTGCCCCAGGTAGTTGTCAGAGGGGTAGGGGAAAGGGGGCGCTTTCCCGGCGGGAGGAGGGGTGGGTGTAGGTGTCGGTGGCGTGGGTGTAGGCGGCTTACCGGTAGCCATCGATAACACCTGATCGATGGGGAACCCGTTGCCACAATCGGAGTGCCCACAGCCCCAGCTTCCCAGATCCCGGTGCTGACAAACGCCGGCAGATCCACCCTGTGCCTGGGCCGCGCTGAGCTTGACGATAGGGATGCCGAAGGCTGCTGACTCCTCAGCTATCCAGGCCGCTGTGTTGGCGAGCATTTGCTGGTGACTGTTCCAGGTGGCCGTGTCCCAGGCCGCAAATGCACACATCTCTGCCTGCACAGCCACTGGATTTGCGTTACAGCTTGTCCACGCCTTATTAGACCGACCTACGTACTCTCCGACCGTATTGGGAGTGTCATCGATGCCGACATGGCTCGACACACCTGAGGCCGGATTTCCGAAATACGAACCCAACGACTGGTATGTCGTCGCACCTTCGGCTGTATGCAGCACTATCAGTCTGACCTTGGAACCACCACGGTTGGACTGGTTAGGGCTGGGGATACCGACTCGCTTGAGAGCCACTACTCTCCCTTCTCACCATCTACCAAGACTGCTCCTGGTGTGCCGTCGTTGTACTGGCTCTCCCCTGGTTCCTCCCAGTTCGGGCCTTCCTCTTGTGGCTCGGGCCACTCCAGTTCTTCGCCGTCTGGCCCCCGCACGTCATCGGGTTCCATGAAGGCTTGAGTGCTGACTTCGCCTTCTGGCTGATCGATGTCACTCATCGCTGCCGCCTTCACCAGCAGTGGCTTCAGTCTCGCCGTGGGATTCGTGGTGGATTGTGCCGCCCTCAGCGGACTCGGCGTCGGTGGCCCGGTCGTGGCTGTGGGTGATCTGTTCTCCTGTGGAGGGATCGAACTGAGACTCGGGTTCGGAGGCTTCTTCGGCGGCGGCGGGTTCTTCGGCGGCGGGTGGTTCGGTGGTGGACATGACTCTCCTTACTGGGTCTGCCAACTGATGCCGTCGAGGAACAGTTGGCCGGTGGTGTTAAGCGCAGGGAACCGCAAATAGATTCTGCCATCTGTGTTCACGTCCACCCGGTACACCCGTGCCGGGATGACATCCTCGACAGTGAAGAGCGTGGTGGTTTGCTTGGGCGCGGCTACCGGACAGGTGGCAATGATCGACTGGTCACTGGGGTTGCCACCAGGGAAGGACACCTCGCCGCGTAGCCGCACCTGACCCCAAGCGTTGCTCAGGTACTGGATCGTGGTAAGTGCCGTCCATGGTGACACCAGGGTCGTGAGTGGCTGCCAGATCGGAGAGGCTGGCGTGGTGCCAGTTGGCCCGGTAGCCCCAGCCGGTCCCTGTGCCCCAGTCGGTCCTATGACACCCTGTGGTCCCGCTCCTCCTGTAGCTCCAGTAGGGCCGAAAGGCCCCTGAGGACCGGAGGCGATGTTCAGGGTCTGCCAGGCGGTCCCATTCCACCAGTAGACGACGTAGCTGGTAGTACCCACCAGCCAGACCATGCCCTCCTGGCCGGGTGCGGGTGTCGCTGGCAGGAGGTTGGAGGTCGCCACCGTGCCGGCGATGGTGAAGCCACCTGGAGGACCGGCGTGACCGGTGGGACCAGTCGGGCCAGCCGGCCCAGTCGGTCCCTGCACCCCGCCGGCACCCTGAGGCCCTGGTTGTCCTGGAGGACCGGGCATGCCGGGGACCGAGATCTCGATCACGTCAGCAGCCGGCCCGGAGAGCGTGATGTCACTCATGGGGTGAAGCTCCCTCTCTGTCCGATGGTCAGGGCCAGATTGGTGCTGGGATCCAGGGGCCGGCTGACATTGGGATCGACGTTGAAGAACCCAGCCATGAGCCGGCTCTGCACCCCACTGGTAGTGGGAGTGGCGAAGAGGTCATAGCGATAGGACCGGCCAATACCCCAGAACCCAACGGCCTGCACCGCGCCTGGATAGTTGCCTTGTGAGAAGTAGGCCAGCGAATCCTGGGCCGTGATGTGAAGTTGGATCGTGGCCCCGTCGCTCAGCATCACGCAGCGACTGGATGGGGTGTCGAGGCGCATCACCAAGACGAAGTTGGTGTTGCGGATCTCCATGAGCGGGTTGCTGAGTGGTACCGCCAGGCCAGTGGAGGTGTCGCGTAGTACCACGGTCCTCTGCCAGTCGGCCCAGGTGTCCAGGTAGAAGTCAAACTGTGCTATCGGCATCGCTTGTCACTCCAGGAACCTCAGGGCGCTCCATAGCGCGCAGGGTTTCGTCCAGTGCGGTCCAGCCCCCGAAGGCGTCAGGTGGGTTGAAGGTCATCACGCTGTAAGCACCGGGGATCTTCGGTGGTCGTGGCACGAGTTCACGGGGTGGCAGGCGCACCACTTGTACTTCACCCTGGTTGTACAGGCCCTTCCCGTACCGACCTTGTCCGTAAGCACCCATCAGGTGGCCCTATGCATGCCGATGCCAGAGTCGATGTAGCCCGCCCCGGCGCTGGGAATGAAGTTGGTGGGCAGTGTCCCGGTCACGTTGTCAGCGATCAGGCACATGATCGGAAACGCCTGATAAGTCGGCTGGCCGGTAGTGCCCCAGGGTGAGAAGATGCCACCGATGTAGTTGCCGAGATAGCGAGTCCCCAGGACTACCTGATCTACACCACCTACGGCGAACCATGTGTACGCCGGAATGGTGATCGCTCCGAAGCTCCAGGTCTGGGTGCCAGTTGAAGTCGTTGGCTTGGTGCCAGCGTCGATGAGCAGGGTTGCCCACACAGAGGACTGGGTGTACGGGAATGGGTTGGCCTGGTTGGATACCTGCCAGATGCCCGCTCTTACGACGGCCCCGGCTCCTCCTGCGGCCTGCACAGAGGTGTCGAGAGTATCGATGGTGATGGCTGTTGGTCCCGAATAGAACATGTGGACGTAGAGCCGGTTTAGGATGTTGCCCCCGGTGCGGACATTTCTCGACAGTGGGTTGCAGAACCAGCCAGGTACCTGCGGTGTGAACAGTGACTGGAGCAACTCCACTGGGCGCGGATTGACCGTCCATGCACTGTCAAAATCCGTAGCTGAGTTCTTGACCAATACAGCCCCCGAAGCACCCCCAGCGGGCACTCCCGGTCCCGCTGGCCCTGTCGGTCCTTGCGGTCCTGTCAAGCCCTGCGGACCAGTCGCTCCTGTCACGCCTTGGGGACCGGTTGGGCCGATTATCCCTGTCGGGCCAGTAGGTCCGGTGGGTCCGGTGGGTCCAACAGGGCCGGGGACATGGATGGTCCCATCAGGGTTATGCGCTACGAGCAGGTAGTCGTTGAGGACATCACCCCACGCGTCCTGGTCGCCGTCGATGTTGGGTAGACGAGCCATCACCACGTCATGGTCTGTACGAAGAAGTCCTGTTGCTGGCTGTCGTTGACGACCTCCTCAGCCTTGATCTGTTCGCCCAGCGCACTCACAGTTAAGTAGGTGCCATGAACCAGCCCTTGCTTCTCGTACTTGGTGACCCGGTACACCGTGTTGTCGTAGGAGAAGCGGTCACGAAAATGCGCGCCTGTGTAGAGGGGGCTGATGCGGAACCGGTCTATGGCGGCGGTCACCTGGAAGCAGATGCTGGCTGTGGAGAGGACGTACAGGCCCTCATCGGTGTCCTGGGGATCGTCCTGGCGAAAGTCCACGAACATCACCGGTAGCACTACCGGTGGGTACCAGGCACGGCTCGGTCCCTCGTCGTAGACCCCATGCTTGGATGAACTCATGGCGTCGTACTCAGCCCACAGCACGCTCTCGCCCCAGTAGCGCTGGTAGTTCTTCATGACCTCGTTGAGGCGGATGACGGAGTCCTTCTGGTACCAGGCCGGCGTGTAGAGGGGCATCAGCGCTTCTTCCTGGTCTTGATCTTGTTGGTGTCGAACAGCCGCTGTTGGCCTGATCGATGCACCGCCGCTGCCTCGTCGGCCTTGGTGGCAGCCGCCTGGCGGGTGGCGGTGCGCTGCTGCTCATAGGGATGGAAGTCCTCAGGTACACCAGGCCACTCAGGGGGTGCCCAGTCTGGTTTGCCTGGTGCCCTCACCTCCTTGTCGTGGCTCTCCCCGCTGAGGTTCCACACGTCAGGCTTGAGATCAGGTCGTACCTTGCTGGCGAAATGCTCGCCGGCCAGGGTGCGCTCGGGGGAGTGGATAGGCACGGTGCTTTGGCCGAAGTTCCAGTAGTGAGCCGAGTGGAATAGCGCCCCGGCTAGGCCCTTAGCTGCTGCGACTCTGTGTTGTCCATAGCCCGTCGAGGCCATGTTCTCCACCATGGTCACTTCACCTGGCTCGTACCCCTTCTTGTTCTCCTTGGCCCACGACAACTCGGCGTGAACGGTGGGGTACTTGGGGTGGCTCACGTCCACCGCCGCCAGGTGATGCTCCTCTGGGGACCGCTCCAGGTCAAGCTGGTAGCCACGGGCCAGGTGGGTGGCGAAGGGGTGGGCATGCTCTTCCATGCCGGGGATGGCTAGCTGGTTAGGGCTGATGCCATGAGTGGTCCCGGAGAACTGGGCGTGGTTTAGTTCCGGCACCTCACCACCATCCCACCCACCCTGTGTTGATGGTGGTGTAGGCCCAGTAGTACCCCTGACCGGTCTTGGGATCGACGTCCCTGGTGGGGTCGACGTTGGTGTTGGCTTGGTTGCAGACGTAGCGGTGGTTCTGGTAGTCGATGAGATCTTGAGGGTTGTAAGGCCGCTCTGGATCCCAGGTGCCCTGGTACGTGTACATCTTCTGCGTGACGTCGATCTCTGGCATCTCTCTCTGGGGCCAGGTGACGTCGTCGTACTCCTTCGACCGGTAGATCGGCACGAGCCGCTTGGTGGTGCGCGACACCCGGCGCAACCGGCTCTGGGTGATGCGATAGAGGCCCACGCCTAGGGCTGCCGACAACGCCTTGTACTGCGCGTCGAGACCCTCGATCATCTTCATGATCTGGTTCCAGGTCTGCCCAATGGGGATGGTGACCCCGTCCGGGGTGTGGACGTCGTGCTGCTGGGCGATGCCCACGGCCATGTCCCAGAGCGCCATGACCGTGACCAGGATGGAGATGGGGTACTCCTCCACCTCGTTGATCATCATGGGTGCCGGCGTGCCGTAGGTGGTGGGTTGACCGTCCACGGCCAGGGGAGGTGGGCCAGGATAGGGCGGATAGCCCTGATCGATGCCCCCCTCCCACCGCTGATCCATCCCGTAGGTGTGCTGGATGTAGGCCGTCCGCACATAGAGGTCGATCTCGGGGGGCAGCAGGTCGCGGTAGTAGGTGCCCTGGGCCACCAGGAGGGTGCCGGCGGCGGGAGCGCTGGAGAAGACCAGGACACCTCCATGCTCATCCAGGACGAAGTCGAACCCCAGGTTCAGCGGGGTCGTGCCCGCTGTCGTGGTGTCGGTCAAGACCACCTGGAGGTTGGGAGCCGACACGTTCTCGACGGGTAGCTCAAAGCGGAAGGCCACCCCCGAACAGGTCTGTCTGGCAATGAAGGGCCGGGGCAGATCCCGAAGACGCAGCCTCGCCATCTGTGCGATCCTCTGTGTCGAAGAAGGATTGACAGGTGGATAGGGGAGTCCCTGGTCAGTGTCGGGATACTGCCCCGGCGTTCCTGCCGTGACGTCGTATGGGTTCGGAAGCCCGGAGACCGGCCCAGTGACTGACACACCTCCAGGCTAGGTCCGGGTGGTCAGGGGGGCCGCGACACCCGGACCTAGCATTGACGCTATCCGGGCCGCTTACCCCGGTGAAGTAGTACCGCTAGAAAATGCCCAGCTTTTGTGAGGAAAAATGCCTTCCTCGTCGTATGACTGCGTCAAAAAATCAGACGTGGACAAGCTGGGAAAAGTCGCTGCCCAATACAAGAGAATGTCCAAGCAGCGCACGGTGAGGAGCGCCGCCAAGCAGGCCGGTGGCACCCTCCGCGACAGCATGGCGGGCCTGATCAAGGGCGACCCCAGCCTGAGAGATCACCGGAACATCGCTGACGCCCTGCACGTCTACCAGGACGAGAAGAACGTTCACGTCGGCCTGCCGGCGGATCACCCGCTCCTGCCCCAGGCTGAGCAGATGCACCAGATCTTCCAGGTCAGCGATGTGGCGCTGGATCTGGCCCAGCAGTCCGGTGAGATCGAGGAGAAGTTCATGCAGCACCTCCAGGATGAGTCGCGCGCCTGGTACCAGAAGTTCCTGGGCAGGAAGGGTCTAGTGGGGACGTCCCCACTAGACCCTTCCATCGAGTGAGGGGGCCGCTCGGATGACCATGACCGACCCGCCCAATGACGTAGTACCCAATCCACCGTTCCTGGGCCTCTACACCGAAGAGGACATGGGGCTGAAGAACCTGCTTCAGGGCCTCTACGTCAGTGACCTCAACGCTCCCAATGAGACCCGCCCGGTGCCGGTGTGGTTCCACAACCCAGAACGTGAGGAGCGGCGCGTCACCTACCCGAATATCACGATCCGATTCGACAGCGAGCGGGTGGCGCACGAGCGTGAACACCGGGGCTGGGTGCAGATCCAGTACAAGTACCTCCAGAACGTCCAGTTCGACACCGACCCGTACCCTTCCATCAACTACCCCTTGCCGATGGACTTCGACTACACGGTCACGGCGTCG